CAAATTCTTTATTGTAAGCCCATCCTTCACTCTGTACCTCACGCGACACTTCTCTCAGGGTGTTGAGTGCAATCGCAACGTCCGGGTTGGCTTGGGTTTCAACTCTTGTCTCTACCTTAGATTGAGTCAACGTACGTTCAGTCACAGTCTGAGAAATGTTCAGAGTGTAGTTGTACGTAACAGGATCAGTAGCAGGTGTTACTTCCACACCAGCAACCGCAATAGACGTACCAGTAGTAACACCAGTTCCGCCGATATAAGTACCGACAGGGATGTTAGCAGTTTCAGTAGTCAAAGTGGTACCGGAGATAGAACCAGTAAACCGATCAACCTCACTAACGATAAGAGTTTCTTCAGTTGTCAACGTGGTTACAGGAGCCTGACCAACTGACGCCAGGATCTGATTAACAGCTTTAAGCTCAGTGGAGCCAGTAGATAGGTAAGGCATGGTTGATAATGAGTATTATTCTCAATAAAAAATTAAAAAAAAGGAGCCCCCGAAGAGGCTCCCGTATAACCGCAATCAGAAGGCGGCAGGCTTGGTAGCAGTACCAGCAAACAGTTCCACAGAAGCGGCGGGATTCAGGTAGTCAGCGCCCATGGCGAGACGACCCAGGATCACGTCACCCTGGTAGATGGTAGAAACGTCGCCACTGGTGACTTGCACCTGAGGAGCGATAGCTTCCACGCAGCCAGCAGCTTCACGTTGGAAGATGAGACCACAGCTGTTAGCGAATTCGGTTTCTTCACCGTACTCATTGTTGATGCCGGTAACATCGTTAGCAGCATCTTCAATAGCTTCGGACACGAAGGAACCAGTGTTACCAGGATCGGTCACACCAGGGTTCGTGGCAGAACCAGTACCGTACTTGGTACCGTACTGAGAGAAGAACGGAATGTTCATAGACTTGAAGATTTTGATTCCGGCGATCTCCACCACGCCGTTTCCACCCTGCAGGGCAGAACCTTGCTCGTCACGATTCACCAAACCATTGCTACCGACCTCTTGGATCAGGGCATAGTATTGGCGGGGGTTGAGGATCCCGACACGCCCGTCCTGGCTGACACCCTTCTCATCGAGGGCAGCAGCGGCGTCGTAGAATGCGGTCACCAGCTTAGCAGAATCATAAGCATCAGAAGCGGCGGTGCCGGAGGAACCAACACGGATCTGAGTACCGCCCGGCTCGACATAGCCAGACTTAGTGATCGGAGAAGCAGCACGTGCACCACGAGTGATGGCACGGAAGATCAGACGATCGTACTTTTGAGCAAGAGCGTAGCCGATCTTACGAGAGATCTCAGAACGCATGTCGTAATGAGAGAGGGTCTCGTCGAGATCATACAGGAAAGCAGAGCTGATCAGCAGGTCATCGACCGTGATCGTCTTCTCTGCCACCGGGGGCGCACCATTGCTGTCACCAAGGATGCTGTTTCCAGGAGTATGGAACTCAGCTTTGGTGTGACCAGTGTAGATGAACTGGAGAGATTTTCCGTTGGTCAGCGTACGACGCATAACCAGATCCCGAGCGATTGCATTGTGCTGGAATCCTTTGAACATTTCACCTGAGAAGAGCTTCAGGTAAAGAGCGCGGGCATCACCCGTCGCGTTAGATTGACCCGGGCGAGTCAGAGACGCCGGGTTTACAGAAGATTGAAAAGCCATTTCTAATAGTTAAATTTATTTAGACAAGCTTCAAACGTTTGAAAAATTTTTTGTGGTCTATTCCCACCGTCTAGACGGCTAGAGGTATCGGCGTACCGGCTCTAACCAATGCAAGGGGAGTCCGACTCTGAGGTGCTCCCCAAGCTATTACAGAAGACCTTTAAGGCACTTCTTTTGTTTGCGGCATTCTGGCTTTTTATCACCACATTGACCGCAGCGTTTGAATACAACCGGGGTATCACCAGGTGTCATACTTGTGACACTGGCTTTAACCTCAGACGATTGCATTGTTTGTGCTCGCTTTTTAGCTGGCATACTTAAGAACAGTTTTTTTGTAAGAGGTGCCACGATAGCACAATGCTACTTCCTTCTCCTCGCGGAGCATTTTGTTGTAGGCATTGATGATGTAGCGCTTTTCGAGATCAGACATAGTTCGTACAAGATAAACCTAAGCCCCGTTCCATGCTTAGGCAACATGCGTCCCAATGGGATGAACGTACGAATTGATTAGCCGATTGCAGGAGCTTGCAGAGCCACAGGAGTAGTGGAAGCAGAAGCAAGATCCAGCGGGAAGTTGTGAGCATTACGCTCATGCATAACCTCAAAGCCGAGGTTAGCACGGTTGAGAATATCAGCCCATGTGTTAATCACATGACCTTGACTCTCAGTAATGGATTGATTGAAGTTGAACCCGTTGAGGTTGAAAGCCATGGTGCTGACGCCGAGGGCGGCAAACCAGATACCCACAACGGGCCATGCTGCGAGGAAGAAGTGCAGCGAGCGAGAATTGTTAAAAGATGCATACTGGAAAATCAGTCGTCCAAAATATCCATGCGCTGCAACGATGTTGTAGGTCTCTTCCTCCTGACCAAACTTATAACCATAGTTCTGTGAGACCTCTTCAGTCGTCTCCCGGATGAGCGAAGAAGTAACCAAACTACCATGCATAGCACTAAACAAAGCGCCACCGAAGATGCCAGCAACTCCCAACATATGGAAAGGGTGCATAAGGATATTATGTTCAGCTTGGAAAACCAGCATGTAGTTAAACGTACCGCTGATGCCGAGCGGCATACCGTCAGAGAAAGAACCCTGACCAAACGGGTAAACGAGAAATACCGCCGTCGCTGCGGCGACCGGAGCAGAATAAGCAACAAAGATCCAGGGCCTCATCCCTAATCGATAACTAAGTTCCCACTCTCGTCCCATGTAAGAAAAGACGCCAAGCAGGAAGTGGAAAACGACGAGCTGATATGGACCCCCGTTGTAGAGCCATTCATCAAGTGTATTAGCTTCCCAAATTGGGTAGAAGTGTAGTCCGATGGCATTGCTGCTCGGAACGACGGCTCCTGATATGATGTTGTTTCCATACATAAGGGAGCCTGAAACTGGTTCACGGATTCCATCGATATCAACGGGTGGCGCTGCGACGAACGCCGTAATAAAACAAATAGTAGCGGCGAGAAGGCACGGAATCATCAAGATGCCAAACCAGCCAACGTATAAACGGTTGTTAGTGGACGTTACCCACGCACAAAAATCTTCCCACGACGATTGTTGGCGAGAAGAAATTACAGAAGCTGCCATAATCGTTAAGAATAAATTACCAACCCACCCACCGCATTAAATCAGAAGTTGTACTTAGCGCCGACCTTAGTGCCGTAGCCGTTGTCATCCTCGCCAGTGACGAAAGAGACTTCACCATAGACAGACACAGCGTCAGTCAGGCTGTAGGAACCACCGGCTTTGCCAGACAGTTCAACGGAACCTTCGCCTGCATCAGGAGCCAGCAGCACAGGACCGCCTTGTACATACCAGTTAGCGCCTTCGTAACCAACGTGAACGTCAGTTGCGGTACCGGTGTAGTCACTTCCAGTGAAGCCAGAGTTTGCTTCCACGTTAACATAGGGACCAGCTTGTGCAGCACCGTGAGCAGCGCCGAGCAGGAGACCAGCAAGAATAATAGATTTCATGATTAGTTAATAGGGTTTACTTGTTTTTCTTTTTAGCAGTTTTAGCGGAGCGGCGGAAGTTAGCAGCGGTGGGAGCACCAGGGCTACCAGGTTTCCGCATCTTCTCACCAGAACCTTTTTTAATTCTCATGCGTTTAGCATGGATGTTAGCATAGAGACCACGTTTAGCCATTAGGATTTACCACATTTCCATTTACGTAGAGCAAGGGCTTTGCGGGTGGGGCGACCCTTGCTGTCTTTCATCGGTCCTTTTACGCCAGACATTCTAGCACAGAAGGACTTCTTTCGTTTGCCCCCACCCGGCTGTGGAGCCTTTAGGTTAGAGCCAGTTTCTCTATTGTATTTAGCACGACCAGCAGCAGTCAAGCCGCCGGACCGTGATTTGTGTTTACCGATCTTTAGCTTGACTGATGGTTTACTTTTTGTAGCCACCTTTTTTGCCTCCTTTAGATCCACAGGAGCCTTTACCTTTGTGTGCCATTACTTTTTCATGTTTTTGGCAATAGCCTTAGCTACCTTTGCAGGCATCTTAGGGTTCTTTGCTTTGAGCTTAGCAGCAGCGCTGCTTGTTTTCTTTGCAGGGGGGCGTCCACGCTTGGAGCCGTACGTTCCTTTACCTTGTGGCATTACCAGACTCCGGGGATAATTTGACCAGTGATTGCATAGGCACCAAGAGCCGCCATGACGCCAAGCATAGCAAGACGACCATTAAGCTTCTCAGCCTTTTCATTGTGGGTTTCAGTTACGTCCATAATAGTCATAGGTGGTTCGATTGCGTAGAGGTTTAGACGACCCCGTTCTTCAGTAACAGTAGTCATCAGAATGATACATCAGAGTTTTCAAGACGACGCATCAGGTCATTACGATACGCCGGGTCACGATCATAGCGAGGATCACTCATGGCTGCGACCAACTCAGCCTGACTCTTGAATGAATCATCGGTATTTTCTGTACCGCGACCAGTCAAGAGCTGACCATCAGATCCTACGTTATCATTGTAACGTGCTTGCAACGCTTGTACAGCAAAGAAGATAGCGTCAGGATTACCTGCCGCCATGACTTTATCATACATTGCTACTTCATCTTTAGAGAAGTTTTGACCAGCCCAATCGATCATAGATTTGTAGGCTTTATCACCGCCAACCATATCCATTAGGTATTGGGCTTGCTCTTCAGATAGAATTTCTGCATCAGAGTCTTCTTCTGTCTCATCTGCAGTGTCCTCTTCAGTAGCAGGTTCACCCTGCTCTTCAGGTTCAGGTGTCTCTTCACGAGGTTCACCCAATTTTTGCTGTAGTTCTACATAAGCTTTTTCAAGTGCTTGTGTATCTTTAAACTTACCAGCAAGCAAAGGCTGCTCGCCCTGCTCAAGGGACTCAGCGATTGCAAGAGACTCCTGTTCATCCGAGTTCAAAATCTCAGGACTTTCAGAAGCCTCGTTCATTGTAAACGTTTCAGCCATAATTTATTGAGGTGGTTGGGGGATTTGTTGAGCCTCTTGTGCAGCCATTTGCATAGCAGCCTGCTCACGTTTCTGTTCAATAGCAGCCATTTGAGGCACTTGCTGTTGCTGCATCATAGCCTGCTGCTGTCCCATCTGCTGTTGCATCTCAGCTTGCTTCTCTTCCATACTCTTTACAAGGTTAAGAACATCAATACCGGACGCTGCAGCCAGACGTTTAATGACTTCATCAGGGTTAACAAACTGACCAATAGCTTCAGGACCAAGAGTCTGAGCCAGAACTGTGAGGAACTGTGCCAGGCTTTCGCGATCTTGTCCGCGTCCCAGAGCGTTGATACCAGCCACGATTGTCGGGCGTACAACACCACCTTTGGGAAGGCGAGGAATCTCTCCGGTCTTTTGTGCGATGTTCAGTTTACGGTTGAGGTACGGGACCAGGAACTCGACAGTCAACAGGGAGAAGAGTCCACCAAGTTGCTGTTCTAGTTCGAGTTGTGTCATCCGAACCTCTTCCGCTGTTGTGCGCTCACTGTCCCTCACGTTGAGGATCAGGAATGCTTCGTTCAGACGTTGAGTCAAAGAACCAATCATCTGATACGCAGTGGAGAAGTCGGCTGTCTTCCCAACCTGCACCACACCAATGTCATCAGGGCGTCCCTGGATGATAGCACCGTTACCTGCCTTCGCAAGTGTCTGGGGCTTGGTGGTACTGCTTGGGCTGACAGTAAACACTACCTTAGCAGCTGCTGCGCTACCTTCAACGATGGCTTGTGACAGAGCCTCAAGTGACTTCAGGTCTCCGAGGAACTCTTCGACCCTGCCGCGCCCATAGACTTCTCCATCAACGTGGTTGAATCGTAGCACAAGCCAGGGGTTAGCGTCAATAGGTGCTTTGCCCATAGACTTAGGAAGGATCTCACCTTCTAGTTCCTGGTGCCACACCCAACGGTTGTTGTCCCGTGTGACGTGCGTATAAATAACACATTCATCATTTGGCATAGTAGTGTCATCTACTACACCCTCTTGTTTGAAATCGGGGTAAAATTTTTTGACTAATTTTTTCGAGATTGTTTCTTTCGTTACGATTTCAATAACGTTGCCGTTACCATCTCTATCTACCACATAGCGGTTGAGAGGATAGAGCTTGAGCCCATCCTTACTCATAAAGATAAGAGCATTACCAGCTACAACCAAATGCTTTAGTGCTTGGTGAACGATTACACGATCCCCGGATTCCGAGATGGATTCCATGATGGTGCGCTCGATCTTAGCAAACGACAAGTCAAGTTCTGATCTAATCTGAGGACCAAGCTCTTCGGGAAGATTGATATCATTTACCTGCAACTTAAAGAAGCTGGTTTGTGGAGGTAGCAGTGCAAGCATAAGTTTACTTGCAAGCGTAACCACACCCTTGGCTCCAGTAGACTGCCACGGTTGCGGCAGACGCAAGTTGCTTTTGGTAGTGCTCTCATCATCCCGAATGAGATAAGGTAGTGTTAGATCTGCTGCTTGTCTAGCAGAGTTTAGAAACTGGGAACGGTCAGAAGACAATCTGTCATAGCGTTGTCTAGCTGTCATTTTAATTAAGTGTTAATTGAGAACTGAGCCATATTTTTATTGTTCTGAGCCGTAGCCCCAAAACCACCAAGACCTCTATAAACTGGAGTAAACTGGTCAGCACGCCGACGGAAGCCTTGAGTACCTGCTGTTTTAGGTGTGCTACCAGCACTTTGGATCTGCATATTAGGCATCTGGCTAGCTGAACGTTGGTTACGCTGCATGGTGAGGTTAGCTAGCCGTGCTCTTTCTGCAGCAGCAGCGTTGTCTCTTGCCATTTGCTCCATTAATCCGCTAAAACCTGACATCAATGTTTCAGCCATGCCAGCATAGGGGTTGCCAGCTCCTGCAGCTTCTTCAGCATCACCGCTTTCTTCAGGTACAGTATATCTACTACCGTCAGCCCTTTGGAATATCATGCCAGGCTGAGGTGTAAAGCCAAACCCTTCTCTGTAAATAGGACCGCCTTCTTCTCTGATCACACCCTTATCAGCAGCAATGCTCATTTTATCAAAAGCTGCCTGAGATTTAACCGGGTCAGTAATATCAGCAACAGTCAAATTTTGTTGAAGAAAATTCTTTAGGTTTGGGTCAATAGCAAGCCCGTTAAGCATTGCTGTTTCGACAACTTCTTTAAGGGGTTGTTCCTGGTGACCCATTGCAGCAAGCTCTCTGTAATCTTTGAGAGTCAGTTCGCCACCATAAATACCCTGTTGAATGAGGGATTTATCTAGCTGTGTGTGGTCTAAATTCTTAACATTGATTGGAGATGTGCCTGAATAAGAGCTGGTCATTATTAATTCTCCTCCATATATTTAATGACCCACTCAACGACACTACGTTGACCGGATCGGTACATAATTTTTTCCATTGTATCGTCAGGTGTAGGGTTGGTGGGTGGAAAGGATTCTTCTAATGCATGGATAAGTCCTCGGGAGTTCATCCCAAGAACCTCAAGCATATTGGGGGAGGTTGACATTACTATGCTCGAAGAAAGCAGGCATTCTAGCAGATTTAGTTTCGGCAAGTTGTGGAGCCTTGCCCTCATACATTAGCCGGTCGCTAGAATCCAGCCAAAATTTTTTGTCCAGATATTTGTCCACAGTATTTGTACCTAGTGGCTGCATCACCCAGTTAATGGTAGCTTTGCGAAGCTTGTCCAGGGAGGGGCTGATGTTGTAACCCAGCTCGGTGTGTGCCAGTGAGTTAACCGCCACATGGATTTGTTCGTCTCGGCTGATATCCGCTGAAACGGTTCTCATACCAGCGTCACCATTAAACCTAAAGAATGGTAGAAGAACGAAGAAAATCGCACGTTCGGCAACCAACGCTTTCGTGATCGTATGATCTGGATGTGCTTCCCAAGCGGTTTTAAGCCGTAGGGCTTCTTTCTCAGCTTGCGGATCAACACCGTAAGCATTGGCGATGTAACCAAGTGCGATGTCGTGATTTTCTTCGTCTTTGACGTTTGACACCAATACTTCGCGTGCCAACG